CGTTACCGCACTGAGCGTAGTATTCGGCGAATTTCTTCTGTCTTTCGGTCATTGGCGGTACACCGTCCTTTCTTTTGGGTATAAAAAATAGCCGCTCCGGTTAGGGAGCGGTTATATTTTATATTTCATCAATCATAGTTTGTAATTTATTTTGAATATTAATAGCCGAATCTAAAATGTCTTTTTGTTCTTCAGACAGCATATTTGAATCATGGCGTAATTCTCTAATAAAAAATGATATCTTTCTGCGATAGTAATCTAACTCATCTTTATTAACTTTTTCACGACCAATTGCTTTATCAATATCATTTTGTAAATCAAAATATCTAGCAAGCACATAATCTTTTTGTATAATAGAATCGTTGAATTTTCTGTTTTGTGTCATTTGTGATCGCTCCAGTCTTCTTACAGAATTTAAAATCGAACTTAACATCACTTCATAAATCTGCTTATCATCAGACTTGCTTTGTGCTTCAGCAGAAGCAGACGGTATCTTTGCAATTGACATCAACGATATGCTATCTTCTTTCGCAGTAGATAGTATCGCTTCTGAAATTTCATTTTGTGACGCAATAACATCTTCATATGTGCGCTTACTATTATAAAATATTGTATTGATTGCAGACACATCAAATATAGGCTGAGATTTCTCATCTTGTATTAAAACAACTTTTTTACCGTAAGCCTGTCTTATGCCTAATTCATACATGACATTAGGGTTTCTTGAGCTTAAATCACATACTGCCATTTCGCATTCGACAAGATTTCTCAATATTTTATCGATTATGCTATCACAAATACGATCATTATCCACTCTATGAGGCTCATAACCTGCTTTTCTTACAGCAGGCGCTATTATCGTATCATAAACTTGCTTAAAATGATTCTCTGTATAGCCCTCTGGTGTAGATATAGGCATGATTATAAAACATTTTTTATTATTTTGGACTTCAGAACCACTTTTTGATTGTTTTACATTTTGTTCACTCATCATTGACACCTCCAAAAAATCACCAGTTTTCTACATTATAACCGATTATTTTGGAGGTGTCAACTATTTATATTTTGTCATTTTGAATTATAACACCCTTAAAACGAACAAAACGAACAACATTAACGCAAATACCGATTTATTCGCATTCTCACACTGTCGGGTGTGTTATCTCCACCGATTTCTACCGCAGTTCTCACCATTGTATAGCCTTGTATGTACCTGTAGTAGAACATATCCCTTGTCTGATTGTCCGCAATATTGCCGATGAAGCGTTCTACTTCTGCTTTCTGTGCTTTAAGTTCGGACAGTCTTCTTTTCTTGGCAAGGTGTGTATCGTTATCCGGAACGCCGGAAATCGTGACGCTATGTTTGACATAGGGGTACTCGCTCTGCGAGCCCTGCGTGCTGTCGGTTACTGCCGCATCGTTCAACTCTGATTCAAGCTGCTTGATACACTTGCAGGTGTAACGGTAATCTTTAATTTTCTGCTTTGTCATTCTATCACTCCCCATAGTATCCGAAATCGTACAAATCATCCTCACGCACAATTTTTAACTCACCATCTCTTGCCTCTACAGCCCACAGCTGAGGATAATCTTCCGTCACAAGAGCTGTGACAAGCGTAACACTGCCATACCTATTGTGGCTGGCAACGCAACCGGGTCTCATTTCGCACTCGTAAAAACTACTCATTTAAATTTCTCCTTTCAAATCCTTCCTCGCCGGTCATCAGCTCGATACACCTCAGCGCAAGCATCAGCTTGACATCGTGATTTCTTGTGCTGTTGATCTCACATCTCAGCTCGTCCGACCTTCGTATATTCTCCTGGTATCCGACCTCTGCCTCGTGATTTTTCCTTGTTTTGTCTGCGTCCTTGCGATAATCACAAAGATATGCGTCCTTACGCTCTTTGCAAAGTCCCTTCGGAAGCTGACCGCTGCGGTAGATACTGCCGAGCTGTGACAGCTTATCAAAGTATTTATACTCGGCAGGCGGAAAGTCGGTATAATCAAGCGTGTTTTCGTATGCCATATGCTCCAGCTTTTCAAATGTTGCCGGATCATTGAAATTTATCTTCTTCATAATCATTCGGTGTAAGGTGGTGAAGGGTTTTGCCCGTTTTCCAACACCTTTTATATATATTTATTTTTTTCATTTTCCGTATGAAAGGTTAGAAAAACCCTTAAACCCTTCACCACCCTTCACCCTCCTTTCAGCTTATAGCTATTCCGATGTAACAATTACCATTTTTTGCTCGCACCTTAGGATACTTTTTCGACAATTCAACACCAAACTTCGTATTTGACATCTTATACTCGTTATTGTCATCGCACCACTGCGCATACGCCGCATAAAGCACGTTAGCCTGCGCATAGCAGTCCTTGCCCTCTGTACACCTGTCCTCGACAAAAGCGGAGATAACATCCATCTCTCTGCGGTACTCCTTGACCATAGCGACTACCGCCTTCGGCATATGCAGCCCCTCAGCCTGATACAGTACGCACCCCTCTACTGCCCAGCGGAAGATAGCGGGCAGCTCACGGCACAGCTTATATTTAAGACGTGGGTCTTTCTTTTCTTCGGGTATTTGTACAGTGAACGGTATCATATGCACTCTGCGCCAGATACCTGTGTCTGTGCCTCTGATTATCGGCTTATGATTAGTTGCCATCCACAGTTTGAATTCGGGCTTGAACTCAAACTCATCGCCGTACAGCTTGCGGGCAGTAACTATATCATCGCCTGTAAGCTGCTTCAGCAGACCCTCGTTGATACGCACGCCCTCGTTAGGCTCTACAGACGTAACAAACCTTGCGCCTTTAAGACGTGCTATATCGCTGTTTATGGCACTGCTCTGATTACTGCGTACCATTATTGTTTCCGGCTGGATATTGCTTGCGTAGTCGCCCATAATTGCACGGATAATATCAAGAAACGTTGATTTACCGTTTCTGCCCGTGCCGAACAAGAAGAATACGCACTGCTCCGCCGTTGAGCCTGTCAGCGAATAGCCGACCGCCTTCTGAACATATCGTATAAGGTCCTTGTCGCCGCCGAATATCTCGTCAAGAAATTTCAGCCACTGCGGACAGTCGGCGTTGCTCGTGTACTCTGCCGACGTGATACGGGTGAAGTATGCTTCCGGCTTATGCTCACTCAGCGTACCGCTTTTCAGGTCAAGAACACCGCTCGGAGTATTAAGCACCATCTTGTACTTATCCATCTGTGCCGGCACGATTGGAACGTGGTGCTGTGCTTCTTTAAGCATTGCCGATTTTGACTTGTTGCTTCGGCTTGATTTCAGGTGTTTTTCAAAGCTCTTTGCCATATCTCCGCCGTCCTCAGCGTCCATCTGCTCATATGCCTTAGCCTCTGCCTTCATCGCAAGTACAGCCTTATCGGCTATGCGCTCTATTGTTCCGCTGTTGTCGTAGCACCACTTCCTGCCGTCATAATACAGCCAGCGCTTGTCTGTATAACTGTAGCGGATCTCACTGCCGAATAAGTCTATAAGCCGTTCTGCGTTCCCTGTATCGTCAAATGTGTACAGCTTTACAGGCTCGTCCTGTGCTGTATCGAGCTTTGCGTGTACAACAGAGCTTTCACCTGTGAACCTTGCCGTAAACTGCGGTGATTTCTGTGCCGGTTCGTATACCTTCTCACAGTCGGCTATGGCTTTTTGTATCGTTATTGCACCGTAGGTACTGCCCGACTGCCGTCTGTCCCATTTCTCACGCATAAGCCCCGACTGTCTGTATATACAGTCCATCATATCCGCATCACACCTGCACCAGAACGCAAGCATATTACAAAGCGCCATATCAGCCTCAGACTGTGACACATATCCTGAATAATCGCCCTGCATAAGCGCATTGAAGCGTGGTGCGTTCTTTGCTTTTCCGGCGAGAGTTATAATATCATTTGCGGTTGCCGGAAGTGCCGGCACATAAGCACGGGGTACAGCGGAAGGCTCACGCCCTCCGCCTATGTACTTTTCGTGCAATGCCTTGATAGCCTCTGTGCATTCGTTTATATCCATATATTCGGCGCACGGATTGCCCGTCATAACGAAAAATCTGCCTGTTTCGTACATTTCGACATTGCCTCGTCTGCGTCCCTGCTTCGGCAGGTTTCCTTTGCAGATTATGTGAATGCCTTTGCCGGACTGCGACAGCTCGGTATATGACTGGAGTGTTGTTATAAATTCGGTGATAATGTTGTTTTCGCCGGTTTTGAATGCGGCTATCTCGTCACCCACTCCGTCAATATCCACACCGAAATACTCGCAGTTTCCGAACATGAATCCGACACCTGCAAAACCTGCCGAAGCCGCTACAGCCGTATTGAAATCCGACCATGTGGACGGATCGTTGGAGCGGGCAAGTTCGCCCGTATGAGGATTGATCGGAAGTTTTTTTATCTTACCGCCTGCCTCATCGGGTACAGCCTGCCAGCACACCCAGTTTGAGAGCTTTTTAAGCTCATTGGGAATATATTCGTACATTATTTCCCCCATCAGAACGGATAGTCGCCGTCATCTTCCATAGCGGCTTCCGTTGTTGCGGTTGCCGCAAAGCTCTCGTTTTTCGGCGCTGATACGGTATCGGCGGTCACGGCGGTCTTGAACTTATGCTTGCAGTCGGGGTGCTGTGTCGGTTCAAGATAGCTTACCTTTTCTCTTGTGGTGCCCTTATCGTCCGTTTCGTGCTTTACTACAGCTATCACACACTTGCCGACAAGATCGTCGCAGTATTCCGCAAGATCCTTGTATTCCTTGCCGTCAGTGAGCTTTGCGGCCTTGCCTACTGCCATAAGTCTGCCGAACGTATAACCGTTTACCGCAAGGTCTTCCTTTGTAGGTTCTTTAGCCTTCCATATCTGATAAAACAGGCAGGCGTTGCCGTATTTCTGCTCCGGAATATCATTCCTTATCGTCAGTCTGAAGCTCAGCGATGTACTGCCGCTCTTATATGTTTTCTCGTCTACGCTTGTGATTATCGTTTCATATCTGCCTTCGGGCTTGAGCGCACTCGTAGCCGCTGAATTGTTCTGTGAAAATGCCATATTATTTATCCTCCGTTATAAGTCTTATTGCGTCTTCTGTGCTTCTGCATATACCTGCAACAGCACCCGAACGACGCATTTTTTCAATAAAATTCTTCTGTTCGGGGCGAATACGTCCCGTTTTTGTCTTTACCTCTATGAATATTGCCTTTCCGTCCGACTGCCTTACGCCGAACAGGTCTGAAAATCCGACCGGTACGCCCGTGTCGAAATATCTGCCGTCAAATGTTCTGCCCTTGCCGACGTTAATGCGGAATATCACACAACCGTTCTCGGACAGCGCACGTCTGACAGCATTCTGAATACTGTGTTCTTCTGTCAATAGATAAAACCTCTCTTTCTTGCTTCGTAAAACGCCCAGCCCCTCTGATACCCTTTCTTCTTTGCGTATGCAAGCAGATCGGAATAGGACGAACAATCATCGGGACTGCTGAAATCCAGCCTGAAGCCCTCGATATGAATAAGCTCGGTGCTTTCGCTTGTTTCTATATCCCGGCTCTTTACCGGGAAAACATATCCGCAGTGAGGGCAGATACAGGGCTGACCGGGCGGCGGCGCTCCGAATGTATAGTAACATTCGGGACACTGTTTCACCTTTTCGGCATTCTCCGCAGCTTCTTTCTTTATGTTGCGCTTGCGCTTTTCAAGCGACCACAGGCGGTCATCATCGGGCATTCCGAAGCGTGCGTAATTGCCGACATGATCAAGAATTATCGCACGCTTGCCCGGTCGATAGCGCATACATCTCATTGACTGCTGAATGTACAGCGTAAGAGATTGAGTGGGACGGAGCAATATCGCACATTCGCAGTCGGGAACGTCAAAGCCCTCCGATATTAAATCGACATTGCAAAGTATCGTTATCCGTCCTGCTCTGAAATCCGAAATAATACGATTACGCTCTGCATCGGGAGTTGTACCGTCAATGTGTACGGCGTTTATGCCTGCTTCTCGGAACGCTTCGGCGGTAGCGAGCGAGTGCTTAACACTTGAGCAGTAGCAGACGGCTTTCTTACCGTCTGCAAGCTGTCTGTAGTATCCGATAACATCACCGAATACAGCCTTTTTGATCATTGCCTTTTCAACGTCCGCCGTAACAAACTCGCCCATTTTGATATGAAGCCCCGATAAGTCGGCTACGGACGGTGCATAGTAGTCATACGGTGCAAGACAGTTGTGATCAATAAGCCATTTGGTAGACGGCCCGATTATCAGCTTGTCGTTGACATCACCCAGACCGTCACCGTTCAGGCGGACAGGCGTTGCCGTTACCCCCACACGAAGCACATCGGGGAAAGCATCATAGATTTTCTTGTACGACAGCGCAAGGCTGTGGTGATTTTCGTCTGTAATGATAAGCGCAGGCTTTGACAGTTTTTTTATCCGTCGTGCTGCGGTCTGCACCATCATCACGTCACAGTAGTTCATATCAACGCCCCAGCGTATGAACGTCCTTATTATCTGCTGAACAAGCTCCTGCCTGTGTACAAGAAATAACACCTTTTTCCCGTTGAATGTAGTCCGCCGTGCTATCTCTGCTACTATCACCGACTTACCGCCGCCGCACCCGAGAACAATGCAGGGAGCGTGATAACCCTCACGCCACGCCTGCCTTGTCTGCTCGACAAGCTCACTCTGATACGGTCTTAGCGGCATTCTGCTTTTCGACCTCCTTCTTTGCACACGCTATGCACAGCTTTCTGCCGAATTTTGCAACCGAGCTTTCAACCATTTCCGCTACCGTATGCTTAGGTGTCGGCATAATGACGGCGCCGCATTCTTCACATCTGTCGGGCTCTGCACCCTCGCTGAGCCATGCGCCGAGCTGAGCACCTAAATCTTCGGTGATAACACCCGACCACTTATCGAGGAATGTTGTGTCTTTTGAAAGACTTGCGATATGCTCACGGTTTATCTGAAATGCTATGTCAAATTCATACTCGGTGTTATCACGCTGCACCGGCGCAAGTCCTATCTTGACAGGAACGGTCTTGCCCCTGTCGTTGATTTCCATAGCATAGCCCATCTTGGTACGCAGTGTAATGATTGTGTGGCAGTTGACCGACAGTATGGTATTGACAAGATTGTTCTGTATCTTTCCTGCCTCGTCCCATGCGGTATAATCGTTCTTTCCCTGACGCTGTGCTATCTGTGATTTGATGTCAAGCACTCCGCCCTCGTTATCCCATGCGTGTGAAAAGCTGTCCACTATTATTACGCCGTCCTCCCCGACCGCCTCAGCCGCCTGTCTGACGTACTCTATGTACTTTTCGGGCGAATACGGCGGTGTAAGCGGGGCGTAGAGAAATTCTCCCGTGCCGAGATCGTGACGATCGGCATAGAATCTGCCACGCTCGTGTTCTGTATCTATAAGGGCAACCTTGCCCCAGTTGCCCGTTATGCCTTTTGCGAGATAGAGCGACGAAAGCGTTTTACCGCTTCCCGACGGTCCCATGACCGCAATTCTCGCCTTTGATTTCTTTCTTGTTACGGGTGTAAATATATTGCTCATAGCTACCTCACTTTATCGTTATATACGGCTTTTTCTCAAGATGTACGGCAGGGAGCTTTTCTCCGCTGTCGAGCAGCTTCTTGACCTCTGACTTGCATATGGTCGGTTTGCTATACTTTATCAGCGATTCGTTGAATGTTTCGGCATAGTCAATAAACTGCCGCTCATCGTCAACAACCACACTGTCACGTCCCTCTGAGAACGTTATTTTTGCTCTCGGCATATCGACCTTTTTCAGTCTCATTGCCTGCATATCCTGTAACAGACGCTTTTTCAGAAACTCTGCCTTTTTGCGCTTTGTCTTTGCTCTTGCCGTCTGTTCCTTAGCTTCAAGCTCGTGGCTGTCTGCCTCACGCTCAAGGGATTTTATGAAGCAGGCGACGTTTTCGGCCTTTTCACTGAACTCACCCTCGATGCCTTCGAGAGTGTCAAACCACATCGTCAGCATATCGGCCTTGTATGCTTCAAGGTCAGCAATGACCTCGCCGTCATCGTCTATATACTCACCGTCAGCATTGGTGTCCGGTTCGTAGTCATTTATAGCGTCAAACGCATCGAAAAGTTCGGCAAACCTGCCGGTTATATCATATAATGTACTGCTCATACGATTTCCTCCGTCATTTTCTCAAAAAACTGCTTTGCTTTGCTGACAAACAGATCGTGATTACTGTCTGCGGAATTATTGCCGATAAACTCGCAGAGCCGCTTTGCCGCATCAATGGCAGTGGCAAGATACGCTTTAAACGTTTCCTTGCTGTCGGGTACTGTCACCGTAAGTTCCGACTGCTCACGCTTAGCGGCTTCAAGCTGACTGCGGAGCTCTTCAAGTTTCTTTTCATTCTCAGCTTTAAGGCTGTTCATTTGCTCCGTATGCTCACGGTTTAAGCGGATAGTATCCTGTAATGCGTCCTCCTGCACCTTGTCGATTTGCTCCTCGTATGTCTTGCAGATATTCTTAAAGGTGTCCTTGTCAACGGCACCGTCCGGAAGTGCCACTTCCACATCTATCGGACGGTTTTCAAGTTCCTTTATCTCGGCTTCGAGCGCCGCTATCTGCTGTGACAATGTGTTCTTTGCTTTTTCGAGTGATTTTGCCTGCTGAGCGGCGGCGGATGCTTCGGCTTCTGCGGCCGACTTATCGGCTACCGCCTTGTCCTTTTCCGCTCTTATCTGCCGTATCTGCTGTTCAAGCTCACGGACGGAGGTGTTTTCAAGGTCGGTGTTCTCGGTTATTTCTGTACGTTCTTCTTCAGAAAGGGAAGATAAAAGATAGAGTTTCTGAACACCAATTTGTACAGTCGACTGAACAAAACTTTCGGGTAACTTTTCGATAACTTTAATGTAACTGTACACCTGAACTTTTTTTAGTCCTGTTTCCTGTTCGCAGTAATCCTCAAACGTGCTATACCCCAGCTCCTTATAGAGCTTACTGTCCCTCATCTCTTTAAAACCCTTGCACATCTCATACAAGCTCTGCTGTGCTAGCTGTGCTGAGGTCTTTATTCTGCGATCAAGCTCCTGTGCTTTTGTGTAATTCACTGATAATTCATTCATTTTGCATTATCTCCGTATATGGTTGCCAGCCATTCATCAAATTTTTTCAACTCTTCTTCGGTAGGCTCGTCCTCGGGTCTATCTTGGTCATATCCAAGTGAACAATATGTGTCATAACAGCAACCGTATATGTCTTCATATGTTTCAACCCAACCAGGATAAACAACGTGTCCGTAACGACAATTTTCACAATCTTTTAATATTGGGTCAATGCAACGTGTTGGTAAGTCGTTCATGCTGTTTTCCTCCTTTTATCGCTGAAAATCTTTTCAAGATACGCCATGTAATCTTTGATCAGCGTATCTACGTCCTCGCCCGGTGCTATGTTTCGTTTTCCTCTGACCTGTACGATTTTTCCGTCCGCTGAGACTTCCATTGTATAGTACGGCTTGTCCGGCTCGGATTTTTTACGGATGAACATTATACTCAGAGCGCCTTTTGCGTGCCTTTCGGCATATCCGCCGACGCAATGGCTTAAAGCTTTACCTTCGTAAGCTATATCCGACAGCTGCTTCGGTTGTACTATCATCAGATTTCCGTCAGAAAACTCAAGCTGTTTGCGTTCCTCAATATGCTTTGTAAACTCTGCTCTTACCGCTTTATCGTGCTGATACTCGATAGTTGCCGACAGTCTTTCGTGCATTGCCTCGAAATTATGCGGAAAGCATATCGCAGTATCTTTAGTGTTGTATCTGAGCTGTTTGCACTGGTCAAGGTAATCGCTGTAATCTCTTGTGTTTATTTGGTTATCGGCAAGGTATCTTGACATTCTTTGCGGTGTTGCGCCGGTTGCGTCTAAAAAGCGTTTCAGCGTTCCGTATTCATAGTCAAAGACTTTAGATATAAGTATCAGGTCTTCCGGTGTCACTTTTGGAAAATGCTCCTTATTTATCCTGTAAGCGCCGTATAAGTGTTCCTGCCCTTTGAGAGCTTTGAACTCGGATTTTGTAAGGCCGAGCATTTCAAGAAGATTATTACTTTTCCAGTTAATATAACTTGGCAATGTAAGTTTTGCCGTATTGCCCCAAAAGCCTGTATAATTTTTTTGAATCAGGTCATAACCTTGCTTCAGCAAATATTCGAGATTCGGATGCTTACAGTACAGGTCCAGATAGCACATCAGCAGATCTCCCGCATACTTATCGTACTGACTGTATCGCATATCCGACCGGCTTATCGCCTTTTCGTTGATGATTTTATACGAGTTGTTGAAGCTATACCCGTATGAAGCTGAGCAGAAGACCGGCTCACGAAACTCTGAGCGAATGTCCCACCGCTTACCGTCTTCGCTACCGTATCTTACTGCTCCGTCTTTTGCAAACACATAGCGCTGTCGCTCGACGATATAACCGTTAGAATATCTGTGATACCCTCTTGCGAACAATTCCGCACCACGTGTCAGAAATATTATGTAGTTTGCCGCTCCCTTGCCTTCCATTTTGCTCATCTGATCTGCTGTAGCGGCCGGAAAGCTGTGCATAAGAAGTTCCTTACGTTCTTTTTTCATATTACCGCACCTCAGAAGTCGAGCAGGCTGTCAAGGTCAAGCTGTAACTTGCCACTGTCTGCTTCTGTGGATGTTTTGCTGTTGCTGAATCCGTTATCACCGAGATCAAGCGTCATAGTGCATTTTATATCCGCACCGGGAAAGTAAAATGCTACTGCACGCTTGTATACTTCGAGATCTTCGAGGCTTGCACCTGCGCCCTTGACCGTTGCCTTGAGGCAGTCGGCAAAAGACTTGTCCGACTGCTCTATGGCCTGTTTAAACTCTGCATTCTGCTCGCAGAATTTGCAGATAGTCCTTAAAACAGCGTTTTTTACTTCTGTTTCATACTTGCCGAGCTTTGCGTCTTTCAGTTCGGCTGTAAGTTTTTCTTTTATATCCATTGACTTTTTCCTTTGCCAGTGTTATACTGGACTTGCATAAATATTTGTTTTTGCCGCCTTCGGGCGGTTATTTTTTATTCTTCTTCGACCGGTTCAACGTCGTACCCGCATTCTGGGCAACACGGTAATGTTTCCCACGCAGGTGCGCCATGACATTCTCCTCGATACTCGGTGTAATATCCGAGTTCCGAGGACGAGCCTGTCCAGTCGCAACGCTCACATTTATACATCGTCTTCGTCCTCCTCACCCTCAGCGACAATTTTTAACTCATCTATGATACCGACAAGTGCCTGAGCAATTGCCATTACTTCTTCGTAAGTAGCAACCGTTGTGCTAACTTTAAACTTCATTTCTTCCCTCTCTCTTAATCCGTATCTACATCAATCCCGGTGATCTCTTTGAAAATAGCCTTGTCGAAATTCGGAATTGCTGTGATAATTGCCTTTTGACCGTCAGAAAGTCCACGCCACCAAATGACCGCACATTCGGAATTATCCAAGATTTTCAGATAGCCGCCTGTTGTTTCCGCTTCTGGGTGTGCCGCCTTTTCTTTATCCGTCATATCAGAAAGCCAAATGTATCCAAGCACATCCCCCGGAATCTGATTCAGCAAATAGCGGGCTTCATTGTTCAGCCAATCTTCATAAGTCCATTCAGAAGGCTTATTGAACAGGTAAATTTTCGGGCTTGTGGTGTTGAAGCATCCATTGGAAAAGCCACACTTGTTCCAATCGCCGCTGTTACGATTGCCGCTGTTCCAATCGCCGCTGTTACAATTGCCGCTGTTACGATTGCCGCTGTTCCAATTGCCGCTGTTACGATTGCCGGCGT